TCGGATCGGTCCCCGAGTAGATCGAGATTGTCCCGTTCGCCCCTTTGTTGTGCGCGGCATCCGTCTTCCCGATCTGCGCATAGTCAAACTGCAACGGTGTCGTATTCGCCCGCTGTGCCTGCGGTACGGACTGCCACCCCTCGACAGTCCGCACCGTGTCGCGAATTCGCCCGACCGCATCAGCGTTGAACTGCCGCATCAGGCGGCCCCACTCTCTTCGATCGTGCAATACGCAAACGGGCCTTGCATCCCGGTCGACGATGACACCGCAAGGGCAATCGAGAGGATGTCTCCGACAGCCAATGTCGTGGCCGACAGCGTGCCGTCAATCACCGCCTTATCGCCGGTAGCGTTGGTGATCGTGACCACGGAAGACAGCACGGTCGTTCCGTTTTTCTTCAAATCGAATGTGACGCTTGCAGCCGTGCCGGTGTCGTTGCAGAGGGCCGCAAATTGGCGAATGGTGCCAGCGACTTCGCAGACATACACAATCTCCTCCCGGGCAACCGGGGTGGCTCCAATCGCCAGAGCGAAGTTGGTCGACGCTCGGTACAGATGCTGTTGTTTGTCAGCATCGATTCTTGTTCCGCTGCTGATGTGCTGGTCCTCGACCGAACCGGCATCGAGCTGAATTGTTCCTGTGATGCGTGCCATTAGGTCACCCCTGGGAGAATGCTGAAGTTGCGGGCGTAGTAGACGGTGAACTCACGGTACACCGCGTTGGTCGGGGTCGGGTCGCTCAGCACGGCTCCAGAACCGTTGAGTAGTCGGGGGCTGGAGACGGGCCGAGGGGGCGTTGAATTGTCCATGATGTGCTTGCGGTCTGTGCCGCTCTTGAATCGCAGTCCCTGATCCAGCACCTTCAGCGGAATCCATTTATCGCGACGGACTTCCACGATATAGCTGAATTCAAAGTACTGGTAATCCCCCTCGATCTTCAGGTCTCCTACCCGGATGTTCGACAGCTTGCCGGTGTATTGCGGGATGCTCAGGCCACGGATCGTGATTGCCGAATTGTTGACCGCGTTCTCATAATCCAAGATCCACGTCGGCAGGTCCGCTACGTTCTTTTTCACGCGAAACGTCCAGAACGCTTGATCGATCTCAATTGGCGGGTCGAAGTAATCTCCGGCCGAGTTGAGAACCGCCTTGCTGTCGATGTCCTGCCAGATCGCCCGCTTGTAGCTCGCCGTTTCGATCTCGATCTGTGCTGGCCTGTTCAGCGGGTTCTCTTCCTGCTGATTCTCGCGGATGGGCTTGGATGAATACTCCGCCTCGATAGTCCACTTGCGCGGGGCTCCATCGTCCTGCGTCACCTTGACGTTTCGGCAGGAATGCCCGAGTAAAATCGGATGGTACGAAACGTAGGGAAGCGGGAGGATGTTATTGTCCAGCCCGTACTGGTACACGTCCGCCGATGTGTGGAAGTTGTTCGACGTGACACACAACCATTTGCGTGTGCTGCTCGAATCAAACGGCAGGGAGTAATCCAGACTCTGGCCGCTCACCTCAGCCATCTTGATGATTGCCATCAGGGTTCGATTCCTATCCCATCGTCATTGGCGATGACATCAAGTGCGTCTAGTTGCTTCTGCTGCATCTGCAATTGCTGCTCGTTGAGTGCCACGAGTTGCCGCTGGTAATCCTCGCCCCGCATACTGCCGAAGATCGCTGACAGGGCTTCCCGCGTCCCTTGCTGTGCGGCCCCAACCGCCTTGGCTTCCGTGGGCTTGATGGTTTCAGTGGGAGGCTCCGCGGATTTCACCTTGGGTGTCAGGGGCTTTTTGTCGATCGCTTTCTGCATGGCTTCCATTGTGCCCGCCATGTCTGCCGCAAGCTGACCCTCCAGACCCGATACCATCTCACCCAGTGTCTTTTCCAGTTCGGTCGGAACGCGGTCACTTATCGTTGCGATGTCCCCAACCGTCGACTCGAACCCCTCCAGCAGCGGGGTCCACGTCATCTCAAGCGCGGTCATACCGCCGCTGGAAATGTAATCCCAGATCGCCGTCATGTTGGTGGCGATGTTGGTGCCGAGGTTGGAGAACGCCGTCTGCGTGATCGATAGGGCGTCAGTCCAGAGGTTGCCCCAGTTGTCCAGAAACCACTGGAAGTACACCGGCAGTTGGTCGGTGAAAAAGTAAGTCACCGCGTTGCCCGCTTGCACCATCGCCAACACGGTTTTGGTACCGAGAAGCTCGAAGTACGTGCCGAGGTTGGCGACCACAGTTGCCGCCACCTGTACGGCAGGGACAACAAAGTCACGCAAGGCCGACCCCGCCGCTGTGAACCGCTCCCCCATTCCCTCCGCCACCGGCAAGATCGATGCCGTGATCAGCGATGCCACCGCCTCCAGCGACGGCAAGAACACTGCCCCAATCCCCTCCGCCACATCCCCCACGATGTTGCCGATCCGTGTGAACGGGCTCGACATGGCCTCCGCTGCCCCACCAAATTCGGTCTGTAGTTCCTTCAGGATGATCGCTTGGGCCCCGGCGATGTTGCCCGCCTTGGTCATCTGCGCGATCTGGGCCTTTTGCTGCTCGGTGAATGACACGCCGACGCGAGACAGTGCCTGAATCCCCTTGATCGGATCATTCAACGCCTTGCCGATCTGCACGACTGACGATTGCAGGTCTTGCCCCATCACTGCTGACAGGTTTTGGGCGGAGACAATCGCACCTTTGAACACGTCCCCCTTGATCTGCGTGAACGTCGCCAGAACGCCAGCCGCCGCTATCGTCGCGTCGTCCTCGAAGTCTGTGACCAGTTGCAGGTCGCCAGCCAATCGCCGGATCTCGTCGCCAGTGACACCAGCCGCCCCGCCTGTCGACGCCAGCACGGCATCGAGTTTGGCACCGGATTGTTGGGCGTCGATCGCACCGGTCACCATGCCGGACACTCCGGACACAAACGACTTCAGCGCGAACGTGATCGCCGAGAATTTCGCCATCCCCGACAGCACACCGCCGGATACCGCACCCCGCATCATACGGGCCTGCTGGCGGGCAAGCTGGGCCTCCGTCTTCGCCTGGATCGATGCAACCTTCGCTCCGCTCTCGCGAGTCACGGCAATGGCTTTGGCGAAGCCCACGCCGACCGATGCCGACGCTGCCCCCACGGATTTGATAATGTTCGACATGCTGCGCGACACATCCACCGACGCCTTGCCAGCACCGGTCGCCAGCTTGCCAAATCCACCAGCGGTTGTGGCCGCCGCAGACGCCACCGAGGATGCCACGTTGCCGACCACAGCAGAAGCCGCGATCATTGGCCGCGAGAATCCCGAGGTGTCAGCCACCAGATTCGCGACAAGATTACCGATCACCGCCATGGCGCACCCTCCTCATTCCTGCTGCCACTTCGTCAGGGGTCATCTCTCGCGGTTGTGGTTTGTCTTGCGGGCGGAATGCGTCGGCTACCTTGCCGTATTCCATCTTCGCACCCCATGCACTGCCGAGGATCGTTGTCTGCACTGCCGCCCTGTGATCGTCGCCAAACTTGCCCCAGCCCTCGATCTGGGCAAAGGCTTTCAGGATCGTCAACTCCCGCCGCGTGAGGGTGTCCAACAGGGTCTCCCAGTCTGCCAACCGATGATCATGTGCCGCGAGTCGCATCACCCACATCACATCATCATCGGCAGTCAGTTTTTTACTGCGGTGTCCAGCTTGCCGGGATTGCTGATCTTGGCGACAGCGTCGGAGAGTTGCTGGATCACGTCCGTGGGGATGTCCTCAATCTCGGGATCGTCTAGAGCGAAAAGAGGCTGGCCCTCCGAGTCGGTCACAACAGACGACACCATGAACCGAACCAGATCGGTGTTCTTCTCGGCTTTCACCAATGCGTCAAACTGGCCCGCCTCGCGAAGAGTCAGGGGGCGCACCATCACGGTTTCACCGTTGATCTCCACAGGCTTGGGCTGGCGTTTCAACAATGCTTTTCGGCTCACTCGTCGTCCTCGTCCTCAGTGTTTTCGGGCAGTTGGTCGTAATTCGGGCCGGGCTTGTATGTGCCGTCGGGGTTGTAGCCGAGGATGACTGCGGCATCGTAAAGATGGAAGTCTTCGGGATGAATCCCAGCAGACAGCCTACGGGCCGCGTGTTGGGCCTCCGCACGCTGTGCCGCGTTCATGCTGGACGCAATCCGGCACTCTTCGTCGGCAGGCTCAGCCACGCCCATTCTGACCAGCATGTACGAATCTGGCCGTTCGAGGATCGCCCCGAGTTCCCAAAATGTTGCGGTCTGGTTCGTGCCGTTCCGCCAGACCGTGCGCTCCACAGTCTGGATCTGTTCGTCCTCAGACAGCACGGCCGATGGGCTTACCTCGATGTCATCACGGATGATGCGTGTTTTCATTAGCTGGGCCAGCCCGGATCGCCGTCGACGGTGTAAGTGATGGACGCCTTCAGACCGTCTGCCATTGCGACAGTAACGCCGAACTCGACGCCCGCCGACGTGAAAGATTGATTTGTCGCCGCCGTGTCGGCATAGATGATCTTCATGGCATTGTCTGCGGGGGTCGCGACAAGATCCGTGATCGCCTGATGTCCGGCCAGTGCGGGATCATAGAAGATCTCAGCCGCGACAGTGCCCGGGTTGGAGTATCCGGTTTGAGCAAACGTCTTGTACACGCCACCATCAAGGGTGGTGGATTCGAACGTCTCGCTCCCCGATCCGCTGTGTTCAAGGCTCAGCGTTTGTGCGATGTCGACCAGACTCGCCGATACAGTGTGCTGAAGTTTGGTCCCCTTACACTTCACAATAGCCATCTCGTGGCCCTCCTAGGTGTGCTGAATGATGAATGAGAGACTCCGCACATAATGACGCTGGTCTCGCCCGTCGCCGAGGTAAACCGTGTCATCGCGTGCATTGTCCCACAGAACCGCGTTGATGGTGTCACTTGCCCCCGCCGCTCCGCTGTAGTCGCGAAGGAACGTCTCGACCGCAGCCGCAAGAGTGATCGCTGCGGGCCGATTGCTAGCGTAACAATCGATGTCGATGTCAGAACGCCGCATCGTTCCGCCGGTGCCGTCGAGTCGTTTGTACGGGTCGTGGGAAGTCAACGTGATCAGCACGTAGGGGGGTTTCACGCCTTCCACGGGATGATCAAGGAACACCGCATCAATCGACAGACCACCGACAGTCTGGGCTGCGGCAAGCGTCGTGATAGACGACTGTGCGAGAAGCAGGGTACGAAGTCCGATCTCGATGGCCATCACTTGCCCTTCCGCTTGGTGATGTCCTTCGTCAGCCGCTGCCAGACGCGTTTTTCCATCTTGGCAATCCCGGCCTGTGTCTTCGCCTGCACGCCCTCGCGGACAGCATCAACCACAATCGGGGGCATCTGGCCCGTGTTCCAGTTGGTCACGTCTTGCAGCTTGCGACCAACGTACATCCGCGTCTGCTTGACAGTTCTCCGCTTGGTCCCCAGTGCTGCCCAATGGACATTTCGTGCAGCGATTCCAACGCCCTTTGGCTTGCCCGCCTTTGTCACATTGTTCCCGCTGCGGGTTGCCCCCAACCTGCTTGTACGGGCGACAGAGAACCCCGCCTTTGCCCCCTGTCGTTTGGCCGATTGCTTGGCGACACCACTGCCCACCAGCTTTTTCAGATTCTTCAGCGGGGCCGGAATCTGCTGGCGGATGCCTCGCGCAAACTCACCCACACACGCTGACAGACCAGATCGAACCGCCGCCTTCACCTTCTTGTCTGCCAGGTTGGAAAGCGTCAATTGAAGCAGCTTGTCGCCGCTCAGTTTGATCACTTCCGCCTTCATCTGGGCCGCGAGTCGGGCGGATTTCTCCAGCCGCATCCGTGCCATCTCTGCCCGTGCTGGCTTAGCCATCGGTAGCCACCTCCACACACGCGAAACGCACCATCTCCTGCTCTTCGTCCACGTTGATCGGGGGGCCAGAAATCGAGAGAATGCGAGAGTCCAGCACCAGACGGTTTTTGACCGTGATCGACTTCGTGACCGGGTCGGTCCGCATCGTGATCTGGTGGGAGATGTCTGCCGCGACCTCGACGCCCCGGAAGAACTCACGGCTCCCGCGTGTCGCGACGTTGCACCACCGCTCGGCGTAAATCACCCAGTTGCTGGCCGAGGTCTCATCGATCTGCCCAGCCGCGTTGACGGTCGCAGACAGTCGTTCGATGGTCACGCGATTGGAGAGGCTCCCGCCCTTCATGCGTAGTTCCCCCACCGCAGACGATCGCACAGGGCCGAGTACGAAAACTCGATCTCCTTTGAGATTGTGCCAGTGATCGACGCCTCCG